CTGTTGAAGATCATTGATTGCGGGACGCAGGTAAGGCCGAGGCCGAATGTAAGGGCGCCGTCCGTCTTTCTTTTTGAATGGCCCCGCCCGTCCGGCAAAGCCCCCGTATTCTTGTATGCGAGCGTATTTCAAATCCGAACCAATGCTGACGCTCAAACTTTTGCCGTCAATCTTGGTCTCTATGGATTGCAGGACCGAATTCATCAAGTTGCCGCTGCGCGAGGTAAGAAGATCGCTGGACTGACCTTTGCTCGCTGATCCGGCAAAATATTTTGGTACTGCCGTGCTCAGCGATTGATAAATGAGCGGCTGCAGAGCCTCATAAACCTGAGCTACAACGCGAGGCGCGAGTCCGGCAAGCCGCTGCTGAAGTTGCTGGACGGCGGAATCGTCAATCTGAACGCTAATCACAGAGCCAACCTCCTGTACTGGCTGAAAATGGCCATGGAGCGCGGCGGAACATCGCCCATGTCGAACGAAACATTTACCTGGCCGCTCATGCTGTTGGATTTTTCGCCAATGCGCACTCGCTGACGATAGGTCAAGGCGAATGCCTCAATCGCCGCCTGCTTCAAATCAAGCGGCACGCTGGGATAGCCTGCGGAATACGAGAGCTGGATGTTCTGTACACCGCGGCAGAAGCGAAAGCCGCGCAGCAAAATGCGTCGCCCGTCCCACAGATAACCCGCGGTTGTGGGAGTAGTCGCCGCCTGAATATTCACGCCATCGATGCTGACGCTGCTGACAGCGGTGATGGGAAAATTGCGCGGCAGCAGCCGGTCTGAACCATTTCCGTCATAGTTTTCCGTCAGCGGACCGAGCACCGACGAAAGAATGTGTGGCCGGTCAATGTACTGCAAAACTTGCAGACTTGCGTTGGTGATAAGGCTCTGCAGAGTAACGTCATCGTTATTGCCCTGGTTGGGCAGCCACGATTTCAGTTCTGCAACGGTGCAAAGATCGTCAGGAGCGGCAGCCATCGGTAACCTCCAAAAAGAAGCAGTTCGCAGAGCAACGCTGTTTTGTGAACTTAGAAAAGAGAAAGGCAGTCCAAGTCGAAAAACTTCAGACTGCCTTCCTTCTCCTTCAAGCCTGCTGGTTGGCAGGCGAGGAGCATCAGCGGCGATTCGCGGCAATCAGCCGCCGATGAATGGTTTATCCGTTGGCAACGTTGGCAATCACGCCAAGCGAGAACGGTGCGCGGCAGACAAGGACTTCGTCGGCATAGACGCCATAGACATACTGGCGGGAGACGACGGGCCACTCGATCTGGTAATAGTCGCGCCGGCAGCGGACGAAAGAGACGTTGTCCACGCCGGAAAGCGGGTACGGGATCTCCGAGCTGTTGAAGAAGATCGTCCCCGGAGCGAGGTTGGGATGGATGCGGATATCCAGGAACTGCTGCGTGAACTTGTTCCAGTACTTGGCGATACTGGCGCCGCCCAGCAGAGCCGGCTTGTCATCTTCTGATCCGGTGCCGCCCGGCAGAGTGAAGCGGAACAAAGGCACGCCGCCGGAAGCGACAATCTTCTTGTTGATGTTGCGAGCTTCCTGGGAGTTCACCCAGATTTCCGTGGGGCTGAGTCGCTTGTTGTCCCAGAACCACTGTAACGCCGTATCAATTTCCAGGATGCCGTTGGCTTGGTCGGCGTTGAGAGTGTTGCCATCGAGCGAGGCGAAGTAACCGGCATTGGACTTTAAGGCCTGGGTGAGAAAGCCGTCAAAGACCAGAGTGTTGGCTGATCCATCTGTACCGGAGTTTGCGGCGTTGGCCAACTGCGTGCCCGCAACCGGAGCGCTGATAGTGACCTTGTTCACGGTGGTGATAGTGTTCAGCGTTGCAGTTGCCGCACTGGTGCCGATGTACCACGCGTATCCGGCCGCACCTTTCACCGCAGGCACAGTGGCAACCACAGTCTGCTGTCCTGCAGTGGTAACAGCAGCGGACGATGCAGCGCTAATGGCGCTGGCGCCCGCGCCGTACTGCGTGGAAGTGCCGTCAATATTGACCCGCGTTACCTGACCGTAAGGCACGCCACTGATGGAGACGGTGGAATTGGCAAGCGCGCGCGCGGTGAGGGCCGTCACGAAAACAAGAAGGCTAAGTCCCGAGCCGAGTGTTCCGCCGTTGGCCAAAGCAACGGTAGGCGCAGTAGGCGTGCCCAGCGGCATGGATGCATTGCCGTTGAGAATCACATTCTCTTCCCCGATCATGACCGCGCGCAGCAATGACTGGACAAGAGTGGCTTTGTTATCAAACTCTTTGCCGCCAGACCAGACCGCTTCCCAGTCAATAGAAGCTTCAAGTCCGAGGCCCGCATAGGACGCGACGTAATCCTGCTCGGTAACGCTCATTTCCGCCGAGCGCCGGCCCGGAGCAACACCGAGCTCGAAACCCTGCGTGTTGACGCCAGTGATTGCTTTCCAGCGCGTTGCGAGATCGCCACGGTCGCTCACCTGCCGTGGCAGGCGGTTACGCAGCGGCGTGATGACCGGATAAAGCTGAAGCGCGGGCCCGCGCAGGTCAAACGCGTTTAAGTTGCCAGCCACGCCGCTGATCGTCGACTGGCTGATGGTGGTTTTGTTCAAGGAGGACAGGTCCGCCTTGTTGAGCAGATCAAACGTCTGCTGACTTAGATCGCCAAACATTTTCTAGTCCTTTTCTCCGCTGGAGAATTGCGGTTTAAAGTTGAATGGAACTTTGCGAGAGATCGCGGGTGCGGCGTTCTAGCGCAGATATACGGAGGCAGGCTGCGGCTGTTGCAACGTACGCTTGAGCAACTCATGTACGGTGGGTTCGCCGGCAGACTTGGCCAGAGCGGGACGCGCGTCATCTTCTTTGGTTACGGTCTGCGTGGGTACACCGGTGCGCGCCACGCGCGCCGAAGATTCCTGCGGCGAGACAAGCTTTTCCACCAGTGAAAGGAGATTGGTCAGCGAACGCTGGATCTCCTGGTTATTGCTCTCCATTTGGCTGCGCAGGCCGGCCACTTCCTGCTCCATTTCAGCCAGCTTGGCGAGCGCAGATGCGGAACTGGCCCGTGCCTTTTCCAATTGCGCTTTGTCATTAGCTTCCAGCATTGTGCTTTGATCTCCTGTCTTTGCTCCGGAGCGTGAATCCGGGATCTTGTTGATGTCTGTGCGGTGGGTGAACTTACGGACTTCGCAGGTGCCGTCGGCTTTTACGGCGGTGAAATGCGCGCCGGGAACGCAGGGGTTATCTACGACGCTGATTTCAACGGGATTGGCGGTGAAGCGGACATGCTCGCCATCCTTCCAAGCTTTTACATATGCGCCGCCAATGGAGAAGCCGGTATAAACTCCGAGCATGCATTTTTGCCAGGCGACGCCGTCAACGATGCGAGCCCCGACGCGGATTTGTTTCATGTCGTCATCAAAGGCGATGGCGACTAGCTTGCCGACGGCGCTGGGCTCGTGCATTTCACGCACGTTGCCCAGGCTCTTGCCGTCAGTGGCTTTGGAGATTTCGTCACTCCAGCGTTTGAAATATGGCTTGGAGGAGTCGTAGTCGAAGATTTCGCCTTCTTTGTCGACGATCTCGGCGGTGGCGACGCCCCAGACTTCGTGTCTTGACTCGTCGATCTTGGCAATCTGAGCGAAGAGGTTCATGGATTTCATGTTGGCTCCAAAAAGAAAAGGCAGCCGGTGGGCTGCCTTGGTTGGTGATGGTTCCGGAAATTGCTGATAACTTTCGGCGCGCGGTGCCGCTCAGGATGACAGCGGTTCAGATTCTGCGCCAGCTTGAACATCTTCTGGCAACTCAGAGTTCTGCTGTGCGCCTTTGATCTCTAAAGGAAAGATTCCACGCGTGGTGATTACCGCGTTACCCGCGCCGATGGGATGCTTGCCCAGGCTTTCGCGAACTTCGTCGATAGAGAGCACGCCCGCGCGAACATAAATGTCATCAATCTTAGCCTGCTCAAGCGGGTTCAGAGTGCGGTCCTGCTCCCAGACAAACTCGATGTCGCTAAAACCGAAGTGGCGAGTGACGATGAAGTTAATGGTGTCGGCCAGGTAGCCGAGGATTGGAACAAGACCTTCCGCGGCGGCCTGCTCCACGCTTGTCTCAGCGGTGGCCCGGTTCATGACGCTTACGAACTGTTGCGGCGAGAGACCAAAGGCATAACAGACGATGCGGGTAATCCATTCGTCGAGCGCATCTTTCAGCATGGGATCGCGCGTGAACTGGAGGTTGCCGCACTCAGGAACAAAGGTGATGCGGCGACGGCGGGCGGAGTTCCCGGCCAGCGCGCTGTCAAACCATTCCTGAAATTCGGTGATCTGGTCAGCCGACCATTCCTTGGGGACCTGCGCCAGGGCTTCAGGGACATTGCCCTCAGTGTAGTAATTCAGCAAGTGAATCTGGCGGCGAAGGCCGATGTTGATGGTGAGAATGATCTGCTCGACCGGCGAGAAGCCAAAGAACTTGTGCGCCCGCACGTTGCGTGGGCGATAAATGAGCTGGTCGGCAGTGAAGTCTACTGCGGGCAGGCCTTTGAGGATTTGCTGGTATGCAATTGCCGGAGATGCCGGCGTGCGGCCCATGGCGTCAATCTTGCGCGCGATGGTTGAGCCGTCAATGACTTCAAGCGCATACAGCGCTTTGCCCTGTGACCACAACTCGCCATCCTGCGAGACGATAGGCACTAGGACAGGCGCATCGAGAACGAGCAAGTCTTCCAGCAGAAGTCGAACCCACTGTTGCCAGCTATGCTCGCGGTCAGGATAAGAAAAGAAATTTGTCAGCTGCGTGAGGCGCGGGTCTTGCTCTTCATCGTCATTGCCGCTGATGGCACTGTTGCTGGTGTTGGCGGAGCGTTTGGGCGCGCCGGGCTGCGTCTTCAAACGGAAGGCCCATGGCATGCGGCTGACCTGGTCTTTACGCGTCTCAATGCAGAGACGTACGAGATCAAACGAATCAGCCAGCGAGCGCATCTGCTCAAAAGAGATGGGCTCCATGTTGCGCGGCTGGATGTTGATGTTATAGCCGACGGGGTAATCGAGCGTCCGCGGTGGAGTACCCGCGGGAGCGCTGGGCGCCATGGGCAGGTCTGGACCAAACCACACGTCGAGCGTGTTGCGCAGCTTGCGGCCGACGCGCTCGACAAAGCCAGGCTCGAGCGCAGTAAGTTTTCCGCCATTGAGAGTTTCAGGCATAATCAGGCCATCCCCACTTTCACGCCCATCACGGC